GGCCTTCCACTGCGTATACGTCCGCAGATCCAAGATATTGAGTATATCATACCCTGCGGCGGTATCGGTAGCAGCCGGCGTCCCGTCCGTCAGTCTGTTGTCATATAATATTATTGGCGTCTGCATTTTAAAATCAGTCGATGCCTCCTCATGTCCTCATTCCCTCATGCCGTCCTCAACGGCTTTTTGTATAGACGGGATTATCTCGCGTGCGAACGCGTCATGATCTACAACATTGCCGGCGATATGCAGGTTAATTATCATAGGACGTTCTGATTGCTTCGTTCCAGTCGACTCCCATGCGTTTGTCGTAGGGGTGTTGTAGGAATACCCGCCTGACCCGGAGGGAGTTGCGGCGGTTGTGGCGCCGCCACCCGGCTGCTGTGATGCAATGGCAGCTATCCGCGCCATGCCAAAGGCAATCGCCATACCAGCCCATATCGGAGCCATAGCCTGTCCGAACGGCGGAGGCAGGCCCATTGCCTGTTTATATGCCCCGACAGCCATCATGTACGTATCTATTGTTGCCTGCGCGATGGCAAATGCTTTATATGCATTAAATGCCGCCTTACTCTGACTATTCGACAACGCATAAAATGACTGTGCCATGCCGGCCATAGCACCGAAGCTATTGCTTGTTATGGCGAGTCTTTGCTGGTTGTACATCTGCTCTTCGGCGAGTTTCATCTGATTATACGATTGTAATTGCGTAAACTCGTCGACATATCCCTGCTCACTCAACGCCTTTATGGCATTCCATTCATTGAGAGCTGCCTGATACCGTTGTGACGCCGGGTCGTTTCCCATTCCTATATCGGCTATCCCTTTGATTGACGATCCAAGCTTGCCGAGTCCCTGGCCTGCCTCGCCGCCAACCTGATTTGCCATATCCATCATCTGCGTCCATGTATCGTCGTAGCCTTTTTTCCGGTAGTCTGATTGTTTTTTAAGCAGATCGTTGAGTTCCTTTTGCTTTGCAATGTGTATATCAAATATTTCAAAGGCTAATGTTTCTTCCGTATTTAAAATTTGTCGCCCGGTAATCTCCTTTTCTTTCAGAAGTTCCAGCATCCTTTCAGTGGGATATAGTATGTCTTCAGCATAACCGATCTGTTCCAGTGCCAGGGTTGTCTCTGCCTGTTTATTCTGCAATGCCTTGATCTGTAGTTCATTCTTTTTGTGAGCGAGGGTTTCTTCATTTATCAGACCTGCTTTTGCGTTCCATTCCAGTACCTTTGTCTGGTGCGCGGCTTCCAGATCAAATAGTTTATTTTTTGTCTGTAAATTGAGAAGTACGATCTTATCGGCCAGTTTTTGTTCTTCCTCGTATGCCTTTTTTATCCGTTCCTGGGATTTATCATCATATTCATCCCAGTATTTTTTAAGCTGGGCAGTAGTCCATTGAGCTATTTTTGTTTTATCTGCCCCTTCTTTCGCAAATTCAGCCGCGCGGTGATGTATATGCTCAATTTCCGTCATGGTCAGCTTTGCAATCTCTTCTTTGATTATCTTGTTCATATCCTGGACTTTTCTTGCAGAGTTCATATCCGATGGCGGGGGAAGGGCTTTGCCGCCTCCAATATCCCCGTAATGGACAGCACCTTTCCACCAGTTTTTTTCTGATCCCTGCGCTCCACCGGACATAACCTGTTTTAACATCTCTATCTTTTGCCGGGTCGCCTCCGATGCGCCTCCGACTGCCTCGATCTCCAGTGCGGTAATCTCAAGCTGGTCGATCATCGCCTGGGTATTTGCATCAGCCGAAAATGATGATAAAGATTTTTTAAAATTCTCCATTTCCAATTCAGCCGCTCTTTGCTCCTGATAGTGGTTAATAGTTATATAGGTTAGCGCGCCCAGGGCAGCAGCGATAATACCGGCGGGCGTAGCTAACGCTGTAAATGACCTGTATGCCAATATCTCGGTTACTACAATCAGCTCTTTTATCTGCGCTGTTAATTTTGCCGCAGCCGCAACCGACGTGAGGGTTTGAAGTACGAAATATGATCCCATAGCGATAGAAGCGGCAATCAGTATTTCTTTTAGCTCACCTATCACTGATATGGTTATTTTGCCTGCCGTCCAGAGATTCTCAATTGATCCGACAGCCACGGCAAACGCAGTTTTGATATTATCCGCCCACCGGGCGAGATCGCCCGATGCCTTTAATTCAGCAAGTGTTCGTTCCCATGATTTGAGTTTATCGACAAATCCTTCAATTATAATGCCCAGGGCAGGGGTGAATAATTCTCCGAATTTGAGTTTTATCTCTTCGATAAACCGTGGGAGGGATGTCATGAGTTTGCCGACTGTCCCCATAGCCGCTTCATAGGAACCGGCAATATCCTTCCCCCGTTCCAAAACGAGATTCAATGCGATCTGCTGCTTTTCTTGAGACGACAGCGATTCCACCGTCCTCCCGGCTGCTGTTGCAAATTTCCTGTACGCAGACTCAAACTCAACGGTAACGCCGACGGTGCGCAATATTTCCGGTTGAAGCGTGGTGATGCCGTGCATCAGCCTCTGTAACGCCTCCGATGAATTGATATTTCCTATCACCGCAGCATCCTGGGCGACACGGGCCAGCTCTTGAGATTTTGTCAGATCAAGGTGTGCCTGCATCATGCGGATAATCGATTGTTCTGACTCCTGAGTGGTTATGCCCATCTTTCTGACGCCCTCGGCATAACTTTCCACCTCTGCCTTGCTATACCCGGCGTTTTTCCCTACGGTCTGCATGACGATGCCGAGTGTTTCCACCCTGGCGGCAAGCGTCGCCGCGTCCTTCAGCGTTTCAAACGCCTTAAATGATGCATACAGCGACGACAGGCTTGTTATCAGGCTCCGGAACCCGCCGTTCAATGCAGGGATTGCCGATGTAAGCCGCTCGGCTGATGATCGTAAGGATTTCATCCCCGATTCGGTCTGCTGAAACACGGACAATGCCCCCTTATTATCGGCCTGTATGACTATATTGACAGAGTTCATATATGTGCTATACTCTTTTCTATGATATTCATAACACTCGTCGCACTCTTAAAAGGTTTCCTCACCGTCGGTCTGTTTATCGCCGCCGCAGGGTTTTTTGTTGTATCCGATGTTATATCGGGCATCCTTATATGTGCCATCGCTGTTATCTCGTTAAGGGCGTGGTGACGCACCGTTCCATCCTCTCCATTTCATCTGCAAGCACCCCCATATCCATCCACTCTTCCACTGACAAATCATTCGCTCCAAAGGGATAACCCGCACGTTGGAGCCTATAGATGTACCAGATATGCCCGAACCATTCACTCGGTTCATATGGGACACTCCCGTCGCATTGAGCGCATTTTGCGGCAAGAAGCTCGCCTGATGTTTCCATGCATTTTTTTCGTTTCTCTGGAGTGCATCTGGCGGCAAGCCTCCTTAGCTCCTCGCCAAAGGGAGGATATCCTCCTCAATTGCCGTTTCTATCTCCACATCCGTATCGGACGCAACACGCGCCCCTTCATACACAACTGTTGCAAATGTCGATATAATGTCTGACGCCATACGTCCGAGCAATTCCCGCCAATCCTCGCGGTAGTTCGGGCTTTTCATATCGGATGATATGGGCCTGCCGGCAACCCCGAAATCCCCTTCCCGGAAACCTGTGAGTATGGCCAGACCGAGATCAACCTTTACCTTTGGGTTCAATATCAGCTTATTACCTTTCCTTTTGTAGAGCTTTGACTGATATTCAACCTCTTCCTGGGTGGTCGGGTTGCGGTAATACAGTTCTATTTCAGTGCCCGATCGGGCATCGCTTATTACTATTTTATTTGTTGCTGATACATCTAAATCCCTCATTTTGTCCTCCCTTTTTCTATGTTCTATGTTCAACGTTGAACCTTGAACCTTGAACCTTGAACGGTTTTATAATCAGCTTTGTCTTATTTTGATTTCCCCGTTGCCGGCGCTTAATGTCGGATGCGCGGTAAATGCCAGGGCGTACGTTGCCATACCTTCTCTGCCTCCAAGTTTCGGCGGAGTCAATACCGTGTTGCTCAATGTAATTACAAACTGATTGCCCGCAGCAGACCCGATTGTTGCCGTGATTGTCCCTGCATCTCCGTCTTCCCAGAGGTCAAAAGGATTAAACGATGAGAGCGCAACCAGTTCAGGGTCGATGCTGCCTTCAACCTCCCTCCCGACGATGCTGTATCTGTATATGCCGTTTGATGCATTGGCAGACATGCGTTTGGCAATCTTGTTTTTAATCGTGACCTCGAAGTTTTCAATGATGCCGGCGTAGGTGTGGACGGTAAATGTAGCGCTTCGGAACATAGGCGGTACAATCGACGTTGCCTCAAATGTCGGAGCAGGAAATGAGACATCCGTAACGGACGCCTTGCCGCCCCACAAACCGATTAGTGAGAATTCGAGGGTTGCGATTTCATTTGCTTTTGCAGACAGTTTGACGCTTTCTGCCATACACCCGAGCACCTTCCAGAGCACGCCATCCTGGTAAAACCAGATGGTGCAGGATTCGCCGGCGGCGGAGCTATTCGGATCATAATCAACATATGCTCCGCCTATTGATTCAGTGAGGTTTGCTGCTCGCAGCAACGCCGCTATTCTTGGCGGTGTTGTGGCTACACCCGATCCCCTGACTTCTACCGGGAATGATATTTTTACCCCTTCCCCGAGAGGTATTTTCTGCAGCGCCCCGAAATATGGCAGCAGAACCTTTCTCTCCCGGCTTGCATCTGCTATTTCAATAGATACCTTGCCGGTAAGCAATGCATTATCACCGACCGTAGGGGTAGGGTCATTACCGTATATCGATTCTACTTTTGCCAGGATTAATTGTTTTTCTTCAAGACTCATTGTTTGCCTCCCTCTTATCTATATTTGGCACAAAATCTTGTTTGTTGATGTCGTAACGATAGGTGCCGGGTTGCCTGTCCATACCTGCTACGGGAGATCCCGCGCTTTCCGCATCTTCCTGTTTTGTACATGCCTTCCCGAGCCTCGCGGCCATCGCCTCGTCATTCAGGTTCTCTTTTTGTGGTTTGCCCTTTGCCGCAGTTTTATATGATCCTGGTTGTCTATCCATGTTGCCTCCTTATATCGTTCTATGTTCTATGTTCAACGTTGAACCTTGAACTTTGAACTTTGAACGGTTTTATGTCGGTACGGCCAGATAGTGCCGCGTCCTAAATTTAATAACGTAACTTATCACCCCGTCCGCATAGTCGGACAATTCCCGCGACACACACATAAAAGGTTCTATATCGTCATTATCAAGCTGTTTCCCCTCTATCGCGTCTCTCACGGCATCGATGAGTGCATATACACCGTCCGCCGCATCCTTTTCCGATGAGAGGTTTTTAACCGAGACCAGACATTCATAATCGGTTTGATATATGGGTCTGGGTCGGCTGCCCGTGTTCGTATCTCCTGCAAAATATACAAAACATGCCGGATAGTTTATAGCAACGGGCGGTCTTTTCCGCCCCAGCGATTCGACGATCCGGAAGAGCTTGTTATCATCATCATCATCTTTTAGCGCCGCTATCGCCGTTATGATGTCGTCTTCGATGTCCGCTATGGTTGCCATCGTCTCTTAAAATCCTCTCATCTTCGGCCTGGTGAATATTCTGTCGCTTTCTGTCTTGTTGCATTCGGCGTATGACGCCCCTGTTGACGCTGTGGGTTCGGGGTCTTCGCCTATGGATATAATTCCTTTCGCTATGCCTTCGAGCTGCCTGATAGCATTTTTGTATCTCTCAGAGCGGGTTTCCGGTATGGTCTCAACGCGCCTGGAATACAGATTGTATATGGCTATATCCACAGAACATTTTTTGACGATATCGGGTACACTTGAAAATGGCACGGAGTAGCGTCCGCCGCAATAGCTGTCAATTTCTGCATCAGCCTGTGCTATCGCCTCGGATACCCTCGTGGATACCTGCGCCCCTGTACCCTCGTCGTCGGTCAAATCAGTTACATCCGCAGAGGGCAGCATCTTTTCTATATCTGTCTTTGTACAATATGCCATATCCGCCTCTTTTTCAGCTATCGGCTGTCAGCCGTGCTGCTTTTCTGTTTTTCTGATCTCTGTTTCCTGCTCCCTGCCGGTGCCTGTACCGGCGCCTGTGCCGGCGTTTCTTCAGTTTTTTCAATGGATCGTGCCGGCGCTTGCACCAATGTAACGCTAAGCATCGGTTCGTTCATGAGTATGGTTGCAGTGTCGGCATCTACATCCACTTCTACGGGCTGCCGGGTAAATTTCATCTTTGCCCGGTAAAAAGATTCTGGCTTTGATCTGATTAACAGCTTCATCTACACACCTCCCTTTAATCCAGATGATTAGATGATTAGAGGGTTAGAGGGTTTGCTAAACATCTAATCATCCAGTCTTCTAATCTTCTGTCAGCCAACCCTCCAACCTTCCAGCCTTCTAATCATCTGTTTTTCAACCTTCTAACCCTCCAAACTTCTGTATCTTCTATGTCAACCAGGGCACAACAACGAGTTTAGCCGAGTTGTACCAGACATTGCTTGCGCCGGTCGCATCAAACTGTGCTTCAACAAGAGCCTTGCCTGCCGCCTCGTTTGACGGGCTTACAACAAGGTGTGTCGGTTTGATGTTCAGAGGCGTTGTGTTGTCTTCTTTGGTAAAGCCCATCATTGCCGTCCTTGCAGCAGCGTAATATGTGCTGTTTAACGTCTGTTTGCTGCCGTATGCGAGCTGCCACAATCCATAGCCGACGTTCTTTCTGTCGTCTACGCCATAGCGGTATTTTTTGCGCATAAAGGCGTTTTCATCGTCCGGCTTATCCATAGACACGAACTGAGGCTGCTTTCTTACCTGTAGGATGATCGGTTTGATGGGTTTGCTTAAATCCATTAAATACCATGCATAAGATGCACCGCCGCCGTAGTTGCTCTGGGTGGATGCGCCCACAGGGTGGTCTGTGTCGAAGAAATACTGTCCGTCAAAGCAAGTTGTCGCAAACCCCGCAGCAAGCAGCGCAAACACAAGATAATCCGGATGTTCCTTAGCTGCCTGTGCAAGCCCCTGAATCATGGGGGTGTATACGCCTATTTGGTCGTCCTCAATGTCGTTTCTGTCTACCTCGATAGTTGCCTCATAGTCCTTATTTGTAATCTCATAATGGAATGCTGCCAGGTCTTTGATAACCCTGTCTCCAACCCATTCCCTCATCATCGGGAAGTTTCCCAGCCATTTGTAGTCTACGCTCCTGCCTGTTGACGGCACCTGCATGGCTATAATAGGCCACAAAGAAGATGCCGCTTCGAGAGCCTGGTTAAATATCGTGGAAAACGTCCTGTATATCCCTGTTAAATTTGACTGATTAACAATCATGGTTATTCCTCCTTTTTTATATCGTTCTATGTTCTATGTTCAACGTTGAACCTTGAACCTTGAACTTTGAACGGTTTTATTTACGCTGTCAGCAATTTTTTCTTATATTCAATCCACTGTGCCAGCATTATCACATCATCGGTGCCGAGCGTACCGTCTTTAGGCTTAATGGTCAGCTCTATTGCCGCAGGGTAGGCCGTCAGATTTGCCAGCGCAAGGGTCAACGTTACTTCCTGGACAGTCTTTGCAACCGCATCGCCGGTCATGGCGCCTGTGTCGCCGCCAAAATCGGCGTCAGCGTCGTAGAGTTCCCCGACATCGTTATTGTATGCGGCCACAGTAAATTTGGTAGCGTCTGCGCCTGTCGCTCCTGTCTTTGCGGCAAGGATATGCAGTACCATATTTGCTGTTACATCCGCATCGGGGGGAACTATAACTTTTGCGCCCACTGCAAGAGGAGCGGCATGGTTGTTCCATCTGATGCCAAGCCCTTTGGCCGTTACGCAATACCCCGGCACATCGCTTGCGCCGTCCGAGAATGCGGCTATTGCCACGCCTGCCGCGCTGAATGCCGGAGTAGGTATATTAATAACCCCCTTTGCCGACTTTAAATGCTGGTATATCTCCTGTAACGCCGCCTCAACCTCGGTCTGAGAGGTGAATGACCCCGCATCCGCTATGCTGATTGCTGATGCTGCGTGCGCGCCGCTTGCATCGGCAATATGAGTGGCCACGTCCGCCTGCCTGATGGCAGGTTCGATATCTACCCATGCATGGGTTGTGTCGATATAGCTTGCGATAATGCCCACGAAGATATCATTGGTTACATTTCCTGCAAGGTCTACCGATTCATCATCGGCGATAAAAACATTATCGCCTACGTTGGCTATGGTGATAGCGGTGGCGAGTTTCATCTTGAACAGCCCCCTGCGCCTGACTGTCACATTGATTGCGCCGTCTGCGCCAGACGAATTATCCGCCTGCTCGCGGGCGATGCCCATGAATATCTGGCCTGCCGTGTCCGCGCCGACTACCGCATAGCCTGCGGCATTCACACAGACAATAGCGCCTGCGTATATCTTGTCCCCGTCGTCAACGGGTATGGAGAGGTCAACGCCCTCCATGTATTCTGTTGTTTTGTCTGCTGATAAAGCCATATTACGCCTCCTTTACGCTGAATTTTTTGAATGTTTCGTCGTCTATGCCGCACATTTTGTTTATCATTGCCTGAGAGTCGTCTATTGCGCCGCCTTCGGACTTTTTATCTTCGATTACCTTTCCTTGATGCACCACAACAGGCGCCTTTGACACAAATACGTCAAAACCTGCAAGGTCTCGGGTTGCATATTCCTGTGCCCATTCTCTCTGGGCAGGGGTTATCTTGCCGGCATTTACGGCTTTTTCAACTGCATCGGATGCATCTTTCTGTGATAGTTTTGCAGTCAGGGTATTCACCTGAGCTACAAGATCCGAGACAGTGCCGCTGCCCTGTTTCATTGCCATAATAGTGCCGGTGATTTCCGATTCTGTAGCCCCCTCTTTGAGTCCCAGCACATCGAGAACAGCCTTGTTTGCCACGATTGCCGCCCCCTCGGCTTTTCCAGCCGATAGCTCGGCGAGGAGCTTATTCACAGCAACGATAGCCTCTTCTTCCTTCGCATCCTCGGCCAATCCGAGGAGTTTCCATAGATTCTTCATAATACTTACCTCCCTTTTTGTTTTTTCGTTTGCGCAATTTAAGCTGCTTTTATTCATCAACGGGACCATCCCGTCAATGTTCGGTTGATTTGTGAGCGCAACGTTGATAAGCCGCACCACCTTGTTGTCCTGCTTCCGTTTCAGAAATACCGGCGATACATACCGATATTCTTTATTCTCAATATATTGCCTGGCCTTGCCTGTCCATTCGATTACACCCCATATCCCATCCGCGCCCTTGTTTATCAGCTTCTTTACCCATCCGGCGGCCGGCGCTTCAACTGGCGGGTCAGATAATGTCTGATGCTCATAATCAATAACCATATCGTTTTTGTGTGCCTCGAAATCGCTTATAACCGCCTGTGCGCTCTCCTGATCCAGCACAAAAACACCTTTCGGCGTAATGGTGCGGCCGGCTGGGATGACCTGAATTTCAGCAGGAGCTACACCCTGAAAATCCTTACCTATAAAAATTATGTAATTATCCATCCGTTCCTTCCTCCTTATTACCGTTGAAACACCGTTGCGAATTGTTCAGGCTGCAAATTTCCGGTATGACCCGTATATTTACTCACATTGTTTTCTTTCATGCGCCACAACGCAAATATGAGCATCTTTACTTTCCTCCATCTGTAATATATTGGATCAACCGTTGTCTTATTTTTCCCATGCCTGTCTCAGGTATGATGAGGAATGGCCTTGCCGGTATAGTGACGCCGGGGCGCTTGACCGATTTTACCGGATGAGCTGCCCCCGGCCAGAAGAGCGCCTTTTTATTCTTAGGTCTGATAACGGTTGGTGGAGTCTTGCCTCCAAATTGATGTATGGCTGCATATTTCACGTTTGTACCAACGACTGCTTGTGTGTCGGTTGCCTTTGCCGATATAGAGGCTGCAAGGTGTCCGTGCATCTGGAGTATCTTTCCCGGCCAGTATCCTTGTTTTGTCCTGTTTGCGATGGTTGACGCTTTCAGAGGTTCCCATTTCGGCCTGCCCTGCTGCGCGAAATTTTCTTCCACTTCGTCCCTCATGATCTCCGATATGCTTCTCATGATCGGCTGCATGTGTTTAATACGTGATTGCAGGGTTTTTAAGAGGTTCTGCACGCCGGTATCATCGACTTTGATGGTTATGTCCATAAAAAATTTCCTCTTATCATTCCAAAATGTGCTATAATATGAGCATGTGGATATTTACCAACAAAGGGTTTCTTTCTATCATTCAGGACTGGGATAATCCTGATAACATGATTGTTCGCGCGCGGTTTCCCGGTCACATTAAGGCGCTGTTTTCTAATGCAAAGGTTAAGAAAACACCGGAGAGAGATTACCGGTACAGGGCTTTTATCCCTCGTGAAGAGGTTGCAGAAAAGGTGAAATCCCTTGCCGAGGGCATTGATTATTCCAATTTCAAGGATTCTGTCCGTGATTCTGAGTACCATCATGCCTGCACAGGCGTATGGTCGGTCATGTACAGGGCGCAAAAATAAGGAGGACACACCATGCAAGAGATACCGGAAAAATATCAATATTTGAAGGATGTCTTTGATGATCCTATGTTTAAAGAAGAAAAACCACAAATTGAGGAGTTTGCAAAAAAATACGGCTGCGACCTTGGCCATTTGACAGATGAACAAATGTCTCTTCTTAATTCGAGACTTGAGCGGCTCATGAGCAATAATGCTGTTATCAGTGTGACATAAATTCATAATTCTTCCAATTCAATATGCCATTTGTTGTTTATCATCTCTTTCTTCAGCACTTTGTATTGTTTACCTGATTTTAGAATAAATTCATTTTCTGAACTAAAATCACTTATTAACTTGACTAAGCCGCCTTCCTTTTTCGTAAGATTTATTTTATAGATGACATTTTTACCAGAGGTAAAAGGGGATGTTTCTGAACTGGATTGATAGCCAGGGAGAATTACATTTCTGCCTTCTATAAATTTACTTTCTATAACTTCATTAGTTAGCTTTGTTCCCCTGTACACCACGCTGTTGTTGGTTTTGGGTAACTTGTCCAGTGCGTTGTCCATTTGCCTCTTAATAGAGTTTATAGTTCTGTCGTCCAACTCCCTGAAATGGCTGTTATATACTTCCCCCGCTTTCTTCACGAGGGTTCCGTTGATGTCGTGATAGTATGAATTCCCCGTATAGCCCTTTGTTATTACGTATTCAAGCTCTGATAGCATTGACCTTATCTCCTCTCTTGCCTGTACGTATTGTCTCTTGTAGTAGTCATACCCACTGCCCATATAACGTTTGATGTTAAGTTTATCGGCGCCGGCGCCTTCAAGCGATTTCATATACTTCACAAGGGAATTTCTTCTGGCTATGAGCGCATCGGTTAATTCTTTGCTCTCGATTTCGCTAAACCCTGCCGATTTCATAATGTCCATAACACCGGAACTGTTTAGCTTTTTTAGCCATGTTGTATATTTCTTTCCAAATAGGGCATTGTTTTTATCAATTTCACCAAATACTTTCGCCGATTGTGGATTTTTGGAAGGGCTAAGGAATGTAGAGACTTCATCGATGTCTGTGCCATAGGATTTGGGCAGTCCTTTTGCTCTGAATTTGAATGATCCCCCTGCGTCAATAAGCGTAAGTTTACCCTTGCTGTTCAAAAGCAGGTTGTCATATTCCATACCCACAACATCCCAGTTTTTGACAAGCACCGAAGAATGAAATATCTTTGCCAAGTCCTCCGGGTGTTGCGTCATTTCCTGAGCAGTTATCCGTTTCAGATCGGGATGCCATTTTGTTATAAAAGCAAGTTTTTTATTCCCGCTGAAAGTTTGTAACTCTGCAAGATAAGATTCGGGAACTTCTACACCAAGCGATTTATAAATCTTGTTGGCCGCGTATTCTGTTCTTGCCTGATTTGCATCTGCGTAGAACTTTACATAGAATTTCTCACCTTCGACGTTCTCGTATATGCCGCCAGGGTTGCTGCCCTTCTGTGTTCCTTGTATAGGTTTAAGGTCGGCAAATGGATTTGTTACCCCTGCCTTGAACTCCGCCATTTCCTTTTCAAAGGCCGCCCTGATGTCCTTGTTGTACTTCCTCAAGTCGGGTTTCCAGAACTTCTCGCCGGGGTTGTAGCTCCATCCGGGGTCGGTGAAGAGTTTTTTCCCTGTGACAGGGTCGACATACGCCGCTGTGGGCTTTGTGTAGCCTCCGACTGTGAGTCTTTCCTCCCATACCATGTTGTCCTTGCCTGATTCGACGGTTAACTTCCTTGCTTCAACGTCCTGCTCTGAGAGGCTGCGCACGCGGCACCTGCATTGAAAACCGTTCGGCGGATAATGCACCTTCCAGAATGGATCATCATATCTGAACACCTTACCGTTTAAAGCCGAATGCGCCGGTCTTGTCCTGGAATCCATAACCGCCACATATTGCCAATAAGGACGGTCCTTGACGTTCTCCATCATCTCGCGGTATCTGCCCGCCATGAATGCGGTCTGTATGTTCGTTCTATACATATTCTCCAGACGATAGGGCATTTTTTCGGGGGAATTGGACAACCAGCCCTTCGCCTGGAGACGTGGGATTAAACTATCCTTAAATTCCTGCAACGGCATTCCTTCGGCCATCGCCTTGTCTATCATGCCCTTGATATCCTGCAATATGTCCATCCTTGCGACGCCTGCAACTGTAAAGGCTTTTGTTTGGGAGTCCTGCCATAGGGATTGCCAGTCATATGTAGTTTTGTATCCCTTAGATGAAAAATACTCAATTGCCTTTTCAGGGGGAAGACCGATGGCATAAGAGAGATCAACGGCCTGCTTACCGGGCATTGGCGCCGCCCCAGAGGTCATTCACATAGATGGCTTTCTGCATCAATTGTTCAACTGTCCGCATATCAATGGACGGATAAGCGGTTATAATCGCAGCCACGATGTCATCATAGGTGTCGCCCTTGTTTATCATGGTGATTATATGGGATGTAACAGGGTCTAACTGTCCGGGTTGTGGTAGTTCGATTGCATCGACTGCCACCTGATCCGGGAAGAGGCGATTAAGAGCATTAGCCATGCCATCGGTGTTGAACATTATGGAATTAGCCTGTTGTCTGTTATCCCCGCTACCAATCAGAGGCTTGCTTATTGTCTCTTCCCCTTTTTCCGGCTCAGGGATGCCAAAACGCTCCTGTATATGCTTTACACCTATCCGCGTATAACCCACATCTTTTACGAGTACCCCGTAGACCTTTGCTGTCTTCTCCAGGTCTTCACTGCCCTCGAAGTGGAACTTAAATATGGGGACGCCTTTCCCCTCGCCATAATTAAACGCTACCCAGGGAGCAAAAAGCCCGAGTTTGATTGTGTTCTGAAGAGCCTTTGCATCCGATTCGAGAAGATCCTGCCGGATATTTTTTGCCTGGTCTTCATTGCCAAGCTTGCCCGGTGTCCCCTCGGCTGATCCGGTATGCCCCAAAATTGCCTTGCTCATTGCCCTATCACAGAAGTCTGCAAAGTCCCTGTGTGTTGTATTACTTCCTGACGCTTTGGCTTCGACGAGTTCGATCAGCGTGGAATCCGAAATCACCGCCGCCGCGTCAACGCCGAGATTAAAGACCGCCTGTTTCAGTGTTTCAATATCGGCAGGGTTTGCTGCGGACGAATATTTGCCGATGCGCATAGGCACGGAAAACAACTCATTAAATATCAACCAGTCTTTGATATCATAATTCTTAAATAGGTACATATATGCACACGGCCTCAGCAACCCCCCGCGAGGGACAGCCCCGGAGCGGGCCTTGTGACGATGCACAACAAATTTATTCGGGGGTAATTCTTCTCCCCAGATAGGATTTGCATCGGTGATAAGTTGCGGTGTTTTGAGTATCACATCGGGGGAATTAAAAGTAAATCGCTTCTGATGCACCCACTCTATGTTTTTAACCCAGACCTGGCCTTCTGAAATATCCCACATTATTTCGCCTACAGAAAAACCTTTACCCACTGCATCCAGCAGATTAAACAGGGCGTCTTCAAAGTCTTCTATATACTCGATCATCTCCTTTGCTGCTTCGGCGATCTTCTTATCCTCCGGCGTGGTTGACGCAGGAAGTATTTCCCATTCCAGGCCGGTTACCGCAATCTTTCTCGTTTGCAAAATGCCGGTCAGGTGAAGGTCTTTTTCTTCCATCTCTTCAAAAAGTTCCGCCTGGCGCATCACATCGCCCTGGTCAGCTTCTTTGAATATAGTCGCCAGTCGCTCTGGCGTAAGACCCTGTGACGGATACGAACCGTAACGATCCCGCACTGTCTGTATTGCAATTTCGTTGAGAATCGGCTTGTTTGCCTTTATTCCCCTGCTTTGCGAGGACAAGTCCCTGCCGTATTGATCAACTATCATTACCACCCACCTCTCATACCGGCTAAACCCGACCTGTGCGTATCGCCCCGGTCATCATTGCTGAATCTATCGTAATTGTCATCCACCCGGCCAAACATAGGGCGCCTGGATACGGTTTCATACGTTACAACGCCTGTCGGGTTTGTTGCTGCATGTGTTCCAAGCGCCGCTGCCCAGAAATGATCTGCATGTCCTGCGTCGGTTCGCTCTGCATCAAAACGGGTATTCCCTGCGGCGGTTGTAATTTTCTTAATTGAATGGAGGTCGTCTCTGATCTCCCGGTCTATCGGTATTCTGATGGTTCTGTCCTCAAAGTGTCTCCTTATCGTAACA